AGCAATACCGATATGGCTAAACTTTACGATCGGATGAAAGGCATAAACGAATCAGGTGCCGCCATCATTGCCCTACACCATCACAAAAAGGGCATACACGCCGGTCCAGTGGCTCACGAGGCTATGCGTGGAGCGGGTGAGATTGCGGCTCAGGCTGACCTTGTAGCAACGGTAGAACACAAAGACGGTATCTATACCATGAAGACCACTAAGCAACGCCATATAGGCGAAGAGGACTTTGTGGAGGTGTCATATCAAATCGTTACCGATGAGGACGGAGGTATGCGTTTGAAGCATTGTGTCGGCGGTGCTGAGGCTACCAGAGAACACCAGCTGATAGAACGTGTCTTGGGTGCATTAGATCAGAATGAGAAGATGTCAGGCAATGCTCTTGCCATCATTATTGGAGGCAATAAACAGGTGGCTTTGGCATTCCTGGAGACGATGAAAGACCAAGGATTGATACGCAGAATCGACCCTAAGTTCGTACGAAGTCCATGGGTAAAAGTGGGCTAAATCTAACGGTACAAAAATCGGTACACTTAAGAGTTGTACTTTTGTACCGTTAGGATAAATCCCCCCTAGAACCCCCCTATGGGCAATCGGTACCGCCCGCATAAGGCGGGCATACCGATGCCCATTATTCGGTGGAGGCGGCAACTTTGTACCGTCTAAAATCTATGTTTGACAATATCCCCTTACTGGGTATATAGTTGTGTGGCAATAGTGCCAAGTGATGGGCGGTAGCCCAAGGAGTAATGTATGGGATTTTTTGCACAGCACACGACCTTCAGTGAAGGAAGTGGCAAGAAGTACAGCACAGCTGAAGCAGGTATATACGCTTGCGCTCTCGTTGATGTAGAAGCGGTACAGAGCAAAAGTTTTGACGATCCAAACGTGATGGAGCCTAATCTAAAGTGGGTATTTGAAACCACGGAAGTCGGCGATGATGATGGTCAGCCATTCCGTTTTATTCAATATACGAAAACCACATATGGGAATGACAAAGCAAAACTGACAATCCTGCTTGATGGCATGGTCGGACGCATGACCATGGATGCATACAACAACCTTGACCTTCCAGCACTCAAAGCCAAACCATGGCAGGTAGTGGTTGGTACACGCCAGAAGATGAACGGCGAGCTTACCAACGTGGTTGAAACGGTGAAGCCTGTGAAGGTTGCACCACCGAAGCCCCTCCGGAAAGTCGCACCCGTAGCCGATAACATTACAGACCCGTTCGGCGAAGACTAGTGCAACAGCACTACCGCACTACAAAGATTCAAGCCCTCAGCGTCATTGACGACTGGGGGTTGGACTTTGCAACAGGCAATGTAATCAAGTACCTGCAACGTTGCCCACATAAAGGGACGGCTAACGCCGACAGCATCAAGGCGCTCTGGTACATGGCTTATGCCGCTACCAAGGACACGGCCTACGCTGATCGGATAGCCAGGGAAGCCGAGGAGATAAATGGATATCAAAGAGATTGTTGAGTCTAAATCTTTAGCCGAATTTTATAGCGACTGGGATGCACAGAATCCACGGCCAGACTACATACAGTGTGAACATACTCGTTTTATGATTTGCATTGCTTACGATTCATTAGGTAGGCCAAGATACAAGAAACGATGTGCAGTTTGTTACGGCGGTATGAGTCACACTTATAAGCGGGCAGACGCTCTTGAAATCCTAGCGGGAGAACAACCCTTTGATGATGAGGAATGTCAAGTAAAACGTCAAGAAATCGCAGATTCGCGATCTCATTATTACCTGACAATGTATGAGACACACCGTCAGAAGCGAAGGCAAGCGTGGCGAGATTATTACGATGCTTATCTTGTCTCGTTAAGATGGGCGTTGCTGAGGGTAAAGGCTTTGACAAAGGTCAACTACAAGTGCGTTGCCTGTGAATCTACAGACACGCTACAGCTTCACCATAAGCATTATAAGACTCTAGGTGAGGAGAGTTTAGATGACGTGGTTATCGTGTGTAAAAGGTGCCATGATTTAGTACATCTTACTCAGAACGCCTTAAGACCTGAACCGGGGTACTGAAGATGGCAGGTAGACCAAGCGAAAGTTTGATGAGCAGTCTTGCAAAGCGCAAGATACTTCTGGAAAAGTTTGATGAGCTTCAAGCGCAAGGCGTTTCGCAACGCGAAGCATCCAAAATGGTTGGATACAACTACTCAACGCTCAAGTATTGGATGCGCGAAAGACAGTTGGAAGAAATGCGCGAGCAGGAAGCTAAGCGCATGGCTCTTTCCGGGGGCTCCTTCAACATTGCTGTTGAGCGGTTACGCGCAGGACAGATGGTAAGGCGCCGCGAAGCTTCGTGGTTCCTGCAGCTGGTTGATGCAAAGATATGCCTATACTTGCTGGACGGTGCCGGGAATCGGAAGTATAGCCGAGTGGCATCATTCGGCAGTGCTGATGTGCTTGCGATGGATTGGGAGATATATACGGGATGATTCTATTCGCATTAGGTATCCTGCTGGGCGCTGGGTGCTTGGCGGTATGGTCGGAGATGTATACACGTTGGCTATACGCTGATGTGAAACGCAGAGCGAAACTGCAAGGCATCACAGACCGTCAGATGAAAGAGGCCCTCATATGGGCAACCGAAAAGGAAATCGAGGCTAACCTGATTGGCAAGTAGAGTAATAAATAAAGAGATTGAGCAGGTCTATATTGACCTGCTCAAGCACCATCCACGCAACGCTAACCAAGGCGATGTCGAAGCCATCAAGAAGTCTTTAGCAGTAAACGGCTGGTACGGCTCTGTGGTGGCTAACCTGAGCACAAAGCACATCCTAGCGGGAAATCACAGGGTGATGGCTGCCAAGGCGCTAGGCTGGGAAACCATACCTGTTCAATGGGTTGACGTTACACCAGAGGAAGAGCTGCGGATTCTTGTAGTAGACAACCGGACTACCCGTATCGGGCAAGATGACACCACAAAGATAACCGATATTCTCGCTGAACTTGCGAATACTCCTATAGGCTTGGATGGTACTGGGTATGGTGCAGCTGACCTTGATGCTTTGATTGATGAACTGGCGGGAATGACTGAGCCTGCTGAATTGCTAACCGATCCAGACGAAGTGCCGGAGGATGTCGAGACACGATGCAAGCCAGGAGACCTTTGGATTCTTGGTAGGCATCGATTGCTTTGCGGTGATAGCACTAAGGCTGATGATGTTGCACGGCTAATGGATGGTGGCATCGCACAACTTATACACGCCGACCCGCCATACGGCATGGGTAAAGAAAACGAAGGCGTGAAGAATGACAACTTGTATGCGAATAAACTTGACGCATTCCAGATGGATTGGTGGCGAGCGTTCCGCAAAGCACTAACCGACAACGGCAGTGCGTATATTTGGGGTAACGCTGAAGACCTCTGGCGCTTATGGTTTGTCAATAAATTGAAGGACAGCGAGCGGTTTACGTTCCGTAATGAAATCGTTTGGCAGAAGAAAAAGGCGCAAGGACGCATGAGCGAAAAACACCGACAATACCCGACAGGAAGCGAACGGTGTTTATTCTTCATGATTGGAGAGCAAGAATTTAACAACGACTCAGATAACTACTGGGAAGGTTGGGAGCCTATCCGGCAATACTTATGCATCGAGTGGGACAAAATAAGCCCAAAAAAAGACTGGGATAAACATCTTGGCAACTTTATGGGAAAGCACTACTTCACAAAATCACAATGGTGTTTTCCAACAGAAGCCGAATACAAGAAACTGCAAGCCTTATCACGAAACGCATACAAGCGGGAGTATGACGAACTCAAGCGGGAGCATGATGAACTCAAGCGGGAGTATGATGAACTCAAGCGGGAGTTTTACGCAACCCGTGCATATTTTGACAACACGCACGACAACATGACAGACGTTTGGGAATATGCAAGCGTGTCAGGTGAAGAGCGGCTAGGACATGCAACGCCTAAACCATTGGCTATGATTGAACGATGCATACGATCAAGCTCGGAGGAGAACGCAATCGTAATCGAACCGTTCTTAGGCTCTGGTACTACATTGATTGCAGCTGAGAAAACAAACCGCAAATGCTACGGAATGGAAATCAGCCCTAAGTATTGCGATGTGATTATTCAGCGATGGGAAAACGCCACAGGGCAGAAGGCGGTGTTAGATGAAGGGTAAGCCATACAAGTACAACGAAGACGTAGTACAGCGGATTACACAGGCACTCAGGGCAGGGAATACCCGCCGGGCATCTTGCGCCTATGCTGGTATTTCTGAGGATACATTTGCCGTCTGGCTTAAGGACATTCCGGAGTTCTCGGATTCTATTAAAAAGGCAGAGGGTGATGCCGAGGTTCGGAATGTTGCTATCATTCAAAAGGCAGCTGACAGCACATGGCAAGCGGCTGCATGGTGGCTAGAACGTAAGCACAAGCAAGAATGGTCTAGCAGGGTAGAGCAGACCGGCGCAGACGGTAGCCCGGTAAAGGTGATTGTTGAATACGCGGATAAGGCAACGGATGCCTGATATCCGGCTAGTCCTGCCAAGACCTCATGAAGCACAGCAGGTGATAATGGCACAGGCAAGGCGATACAACGTGCTTGCCTGTGGTAGACGCTTCGGTAAAACAACGCTTGGCGGTAATTTACTTTCCGACCCTATCCTAAAAGATGGCTTGCCTTGTGCTTGGTTTGCTCCCACCTACCGTTTGCTGGAAGAGGCATACAACGACCATAAGCGCATCTATCAACCTGTAATCCGGCGAGCTGTGCAGACACCTGCACCGCGCATTGAGCTTATAACCGGGGCAGCAATCGATTACTGGACGCTTGACGATCCTAGCACCGTTGCCCGTGGTCGTAAGTACAAGCGGGTAATCATCGACGAAGCCGCTATGGCAAGGCATCTGGAACAAGCCTGGACGGAAGCCATACGACCAACGCTAACCGACTACAAGGGAGACGCATTCTTCCTGAGTACGCCTAAAGGCTCTAACTACTTCCGGACCCTTTACAATCAAGCCGCCACCGATGATGACTGGATGTCTTGGCAGATGCCTACTACGGCTAACCCGTGGATAGATGCCGAAGAGGTGGGCAAGGCTGGTGAGTCACTGCCGAGCATTGCTTTTAGGCAGGAGTATTTGGCAGAGTTCGTCGATGCAGCTGGAGCCAGAGTCAAGCGGGAATGGTTGCGGTACGGCGACTGTCCAGAAGGCTTGCCTACCTACATCGGCGTTGACCTTGCTATATCAACAAAGACCGAATCCGACTACACAGCCGCTGTCGTGGTTAGCCGTGCAGACGATGGCACGATTTATGTTAGAGATACGAGCCGTATTCGTGCGGACTTTGCTGGTGTCTTACGCTTCATCGAAGCCATGGCTAACAAATGGCAACCACAACTCATCGGTATCGAACAAGTGCAGTATCAGGCGGCTGTTGTGCAGGAGCTCCTAAGGCGCACGAAACTGCCTATCCGAGGGATACGCCCAGACCGTGACAAAGTGACCCGCTTCGCGCCTCTGGAAGCCAGATACGAGCAATCACAGGTCATGCATTGCCAAGGGCTCCCGGCTTACTTTGAGGATGAGTTACTCTCCTTCCCGGTTGGTCGACATGATGACGTGGTGGATGCTCTGGCTTATGCTTGGCAGGTATGCGGTCAGCGGAGATCATGGGGAGCGGTATAGTCAATCATGCCTGAACTCTACACCTATAAACTGCAACAAATCTCCGAGATAGACGGAGACACCGTCAAAGCATCCATAGACCTAGGCTTCAATGTCATCATGTCCGATATGCATATCAGGGTGTATGGCGTTGACTGCCCGGAGAAAGCCACGATAGAAGGCAAGGCGGCTCTATCTTTTACCCGTGATTGGATTGACCAGCATTGGCTCAGGGAAGAAAAGCCAGTGTATGTGACCGTGCAGAGCCACAAACGAGATAAGTATGGACGCATTCTCGGTACAATCTTCACCGATGGTTCTACGCTTGCAGATGAGTTGAAGGCTCAAGGTCACGCTGTCGAATATTTTGGTGGGAAGAAACAATCCTAAAATATATATCTCTATATCCTTGACCTATATATACACATCGTGTATATTATAGACATCCAAGGGGATACAGGAGATAAACAATGGAAACAATCATCACTCACCTCGAAAACGCAGTAAACGCTGAAACCCGTTTCAAGCAGTTGATCGCAATCAAAGCCGCAAAGACAGCACATGACACTAACGGTTTTCATGCAGACGTTCGATCAACAATCAATGTTGCATGGGACTGCACACAAACACAAGCAACCTTTGAATGCACAAAGCACCATGCACAGAATGCATTAGATATGGCTAACATCTGCTGGGAACTTTACAAGGCAGGAACCCTGAACTAAACACAGCAAGCCACAGGCCCCCGCAAGGGGGCTTTTTCTATGTCTGTGGGATACTGAAGCCATGGGTATCTTTGACCGCTTCCTAGGCACGAAAGCCGCAGCTAATCAGACTGAAGCACTACCGCTCCCACTAGCGCAAAGCCGTGACCGGATGCTTACCGGATTCGGTAATGGACAACTCTACAGTAGACTGCGCAGAGCACTCCCTGGAAGTCACAAGGACTGGTCAGCCGTTGCAGGTGACCTTGGGCTAAACGGTATCGTGGCAGTAGCCATTGACTGGTACGTGCGAAACTGGAGTCAAGGTGTAGCCAAAGTCTACCGACCCGTAGACTCCAGCCAAGTGGATGCACTGCCAGATCACCCAATACTGAAGCTCATCGCTGAACCGATGCCCGGTCTACCGGCTAACCTTGTATGGGGTTGGTTCCTTCAAGACTACAAACTATTTGGTAACGCTTACCTGCGAAAGATTCGGTCTACCCGTGATGGTCAGGTAATCGGTTTGCAGTTCCTGCCATTTGATATGGTTCGTCCTGTTGGTGATGGCATCAACCCACTCACCATGTACAAGTACACCACGGATGGTAGGACATTCGACATCAAGCTCGAAGACATCATTCACCTGCGGTATGGTCGGGAGCCTTTAGATATTCGCCTTGGGCGCTCACCGCTTCAAGCCATGCTCCGTGAGATTGGAACCGACAATGTAGCCAGTTCAGCTGCTTACGGCTTACTTGCTAACGGTGCTATGCCATCAATCATCATCGGACCAGATTCCAAGGATAACTCCGTTGACATTGGCTTAGATGATGCCAGACAAATCAAACGGCAGATTCGGGAAGACCTGACCGGCGATAATGCGGGCAACGTC